TATATTGTGAGGACTGTGCTCTTCCTCTTACTTATTGGCTTGGGTCTGATGGGGACGCTTATGGTTTATGCCCACGCTGTGACCTGCAACATCCTGAAGAAATTGAAATGAACGCTGAGGAGACACTGCAATGAGCGCTGAATACCGTGTACATTTTGAAGTAGAAGCCCAAGCTCAAGAGAAAAAAATAAAGGAGCAGCTAATAGCGTTAGGTTGGACTGCTCCAAGGCACGCACAAGTAAACTCAAATAATAAAGGAAGAAGTATGGGCGCACTAAGTAAACAGACAGGCGGCAGCCATTACCAACTTGCTATCCAGCCTATCGAGTACATCTATAAGAACAGCTTGGACTACTGTGAGGGTAACGTGGTTAAATATATCACTAGACATGGCAGTAAAAACGGAGCTGAAGATATAAGGAAAGCAATCCATTATTGTGAGCTGTTACTGGAACTGGAATATGGCGAAGAAAGCTAAGAAGAAAACCACAGTCGCGCAAGAGATGGAGAAAGCAGCCAAACTCTTACAGCGGCTGGTTAGACTAAAAGCGGCAGATGACAATGGCTACGCCCAGTGCGTAACCTGCGATAAGGTGGACCACTACAAGAACCTTCAAGGCGGTCACTTTATACCGCGCCACAGGACTATCTTCAAGCTTGCAGAATTTAACATAAATCCACAATGCCCTCATTGCAACTGCTGGGGCATGAAGCAGGCTCACTACGTTTTACGATATAGGCAGTGGATGGTAGACACCTATGGCGAAAGGCGAGTTAAAGCAATGGAGCGAATGGCATGGAGGCCAGCTAAGAGATATGACAGAGAAGAAGTTATAGCTTTTGCCCGCGACCTTAAAGAACAAATTAAAGTAGAAGAATGGCGGATAGGTGAAATTAAATAAGTAATAGTTTACATTAGCGTAAAAAGCTCTTATTATATTTAGACATTCAAAAAACAATAAGGCACCGCTATGATTACTTCAACCAAATATTTCACTTCACAATATACCATGACTCACTATGATGAGACTGATACTGCTGTCTTTAACTGGAAACAAGACCGCGAAGCGTACGACACCAAAGAAGAAGCTACGCAGTGGATGCAACGTGAAGAGAAAAGCTGGACAGATTACATCAAGTCAGAACTTACAAAAGCTGATAATCAAGACTGCATTATTCACCTTAACAAACTTCTTAAAAATTCAAAATATAAGGTAGTTTCAAAAACCTATAACTACACACACGTTTCTGAGTACGGTTACAGTGATGTTAGAGCTTACGAAATAATTAAGGTAGTTAGCGACAAGACTTTAGAAATACGTCAACTGGCTACACAATTTGATATTAGTCATTTAGAGCAAGTAGCTGGCGGCTACATGGGTCATGTAGTTAATCAACGCGCTCAGAAAGTTACTTACGAAACTAACACTGAGAACCCTATCATCCGCATCCGCAAAAAGAAAAACAGCGACGACTGGACATATAAAGGTAGCCGCTTCGGTTTACAAGAAAAACCATACGCTTTTTATGACTTTAACTTTTAATTCAACTGCCCCTGAAAGGGGGCTACCCTTGGAGGGGATTATGGATACTTTAAAACCAGCACCGCAGACGCTAGACGAAGCACACGACCAATTCTGTGATAAACACTTAGGTAGCTTTGAAATGCTAACTCAGAGAGAATATGACGAGCTTAGAGCGAAAGAGAAAGCCAGAGGCTTGATTATATTCGAAGGCGATTATGTAACACTGGTGGACGAACCAGAATGGCTGGAAGTTGTAGAGATTATTATTGTAAACAGTAACCCAGAAAACAATATGCTTAAGCTCTCAGATGGCTATGTAGTGCCAGCACCTATTGAGCGATACGTTGATGAAGTGATTTCCAAGAAAGAATTTATAGCCTTTAAATAATAGTTTACATTAGGGTAATAAGCTCTTATTATGTTCAGACATTCAAAAAAACATGAGGCACCGCTATGCTACACAACAAAGTTAGCACTTTCAAAAAAGAACTTTTCAACCACGTTGGCGTTTTTTCAACGATTGACCAAAAATGGGATGGTCAATTTATAGACCTATCAGATGATGCCAAAGATGTAGTTTGCTATCTCTGGCTAACTGTTTTTGACACTTGGCACAATGATGTCTTTCCTGCTGCTGTTAAAGACCCAATTAATACTTTAAGCCTGCTATACACTAATAATGGTGTTGATTTTAAAGCTGCAATCGAAAAAGACATTCTTCACGATGTAATGAAATATAGACATCAAGCAGCTCAAAATGGTGAAGTGTTTATGGCTTCTATTTATATGGACGACTTATGGTACAGTCCTGCTACTGACTATTTTTCTGAAGCATTTAGCACTTCTGATAATGCAGAATTTGCTGATTGGTACAAGTGCAGCATTTACCTTTATCTGGAAAGTCACCTTAGTGATATTATTCAGGAAGTTTATGATGACTATGTTGGAGGTGACGAATAATGATTAACTACGATTATCAATATGCAAGGGAGCGCAAGGCAAAAGAACATCGCGCTCACAAACGTCAGTCTATTGTGCTGAGTGCAGGTTTATTTGTGTTATATCTGATTGTTTCCACTATGAGCTACAACGATTGCCTACAGGGAATATGCTAATGATATATTTATGGATGGCTGGGACAGGCTTTTTTATCTTTGTCTTGATGTATGGCGTTATAAGGCACACCATGTTTGAGCAAGAGCAGTGGGCGAAGCGCAAGAAATTAAAACAAACAACCGAAGAGGTTAAGTAATGACTAGACTAGAATTTGTAGATGGTGAGACTAATATCACTGTAACTATTAACCAAGACCGTGTAAGTCTGGAAGAGGCTATAAGCACCTTCGCTGACTTTCTAACAGACGCTGGATATGAGCTAGGGGAAGGCAAGACCATCGGCCTTATTGCCGTAGAATGAGTGTTGGAAAGCCTGCTTTTACGTTTACGCAGTACCCCTATGAGTCGCGCAGTATTACACCTGATGCACAGCTTGAAGTTACGCTGTTTAATAGAGACTTAACCAGAGATGAACTGCTCAGTGAGTTTCAGCGGTTTATGGTTGGGTGCGGCTATCACTTTGATATCAATGAATATATAACGGTGGTGAGCGATGATTAAGGGCATTGATGACTGGATAACTTTGGGCGCTGCTGTTATAGCGGTAATAGCAATTATTGTGGACTATATGTTATGAATGAAGATATTAAAGAAGCCATTAAAGAGGTCAATGCCAGCGTGGACAGACTGCTAAAAGGTCAACGAGTGCAGAGGACAAAAGATTGGTTTATAAGTCAGGCAAGTAAGCCTGTGAACAATGGGCTTGTCATTTTCTTGACTTTGCTTATAATAATTATCGACTAGGGTTTCCCTCCTTACCCCTTGAAGCAGGTCTACCGCACCTGTAGTCACAACGCGGTGCCATATCTTTAGTGATATATCACCCATGCTAAATCATCATTTCTAATCATATCTGATAGCTTTTAAAATGCTCGCAAATTCACTAATCAGAGATTTGCAAGATGCTGTATATGATAGGTTTTATCCTCTTTGCCCTTTTTCTAGTGGCACAACAAGATTTATAGATGACATTGACCCTTTCTGTTAATACCTTTACAATAAGGACAAACTAACAGCCCTTTCTTGGGGGTGATGTATGCACCTAAATGTAGTAGAGCGTATTTTAATTTGTCAAGAAAACAATTGGCAAGACCTTTTGTGTTCAATCGACGAAATTATTCAAAGCCTTGGGGATAACCCATCCGCCTATAAAGCTATAGTTGCAGAATTAGGGTTTTGGTGTGATGAAGTTGATTATCGTTATATCAAACATAAAGAATCTGAAGCACTTAATGAAAGTGAATTAATCCCCCTCCACCCATTAATGACTGCTGGAGATACCTTCGGCACTGAGGTCTAATGCTATCCATTGAATATTTATCCACTGACCTGTTAATTCCCTACGTTAATAATTCTCGAACTCATAGTGAGAAACAAGTTAAACAGGTTGCAGCCAGCATTAAAGAGTTTGGGTTTACTAACCCTATCTTGGTTGATGATGGTGGTGGCGTTATAGCGGGTCACGGAAGGCTTCTCGCTGCGCAAATGCTTGGACTGGATGAAGTGCCTACCATTACCTTAGAAGGGCTTACAGAGGCGCAGAGGAAGGCTTACGTTATTGCTGATAATCAGCTTGCTTTAAATAGCGGGTGGGATGAAGAATCATTGAAGATAGAGCTGGATAGGTTATCTGAACTAGAGTTTGACACTGACTTGCTAGGGTTTGATTTAGATGATTTAAAGTCTTTATTCGATGAAGATGAAGTGGACCTTGAAAAAGAGCTTGATGATTTAGGTGATGTCAAAGAGATGTATCAAATTATTGTCGATTGTCACGACTCTATAGGTCAAAGCGTTCTGCTTGAAAAGCTTACTGAAGAGGGCTACGAATGCAAAGTATTAATCTTGTAAATAAACACACTGTCGAAAAGACAGCACGAGTTATGCAGATTCAGGGAATGATGGACTACGTTTCACCTGAAACTGAGCACAAAATTAATATTAATAACGTAGATATAGACTTTGATTGGTCTATAGGTCTTATTGTGGGGGCTTCAGGTAGTGGCAAGTCTACTATCGCTAATAACATTTTTAAAGATTCAGTGTTTGAGCCTGAATGGGGAACTAAACCTTTAGTTGATGAGTTTCCTAAGAATATAGGTATTAAAGATATAACTGGCGCACTGACTAAGGTAGGTTTAGGCTCTGTCCCAGCTTGGTTAAGGCCGTATCATACGCTTTCAAATGGCGAAAAGTTTAGAGCGGATATGGCAAGAGCTTTATTAAGTGACAATGAGGTAGTCACTATTGATGAATTTACTTCAGTGGTTGACCGAACTGTAGCTCAAGTAGCAAGTAACTCCATTCAGAAATCCTTCAGAAAGCAAGACAAGAAGCTGATAGCTGTATCTTGTCATTATGATATTATGGACTGGTTACAGCCTGACTGGGTTATTGACTTACAAGACTCTACTTTCAGGAGGCGTCTTCGGCAAAGCCGACCTAGCTTCAACATTGAAATTAGAAAGGGAACAAAGAAAGACTGGGAATCTCTTAAGCACCATCACTATATGAGTGGTAACCTTCATGCAGCTGCTAGAATTGTTTGTGCTTACCATGAAGATAGATTAGTAGGATTTGCATCTTATTTACACTTCCCGCACCCAAAAGCTAAGAATATTAAGATGGGTCACAGAACAGTAGTCATTCCTGACTATCAAGGTTTAGGCTTAGGATTGATGATGGATAATTATATTGGGGCTTTTTTGAAAGAAGAAGGCTTTAGATATAGGAACGTGACAACCCACCCTGCCATGATACGCGCTTACCAGCAGTCTGATGAATGGGCATTAACTAGGGTAGGGACACAAACAAGAAATGTCGGTAAGTCTGGCATACACAAATCGGCTAAAGCGTTAGCT